CAACCATTATTAGCCCCAGTACGTAGGACCATCACTAAATTGAATTCCTATTGCAGGTCTATTAGGTTTAGCCATCTTCATTATTGGATCAACATAATTTGAATACGAAGGTGGTTCTGCTGCGCCAGCACTCATATCAAACTCTTCCATAAACCTATCAAACTTTTCTGGGTTACGATCAGCTAGATATTGAAGACCATTTATACCGTATTTAGCCCCGGTCGCTAGGGCCCAGTTTGTTGCAGCACTTTTCCCATAATTAATTTCAGGTGTTCTGCTGTGAAGTTTTTTTGCTGTTTTATTTAATATGTCAGCTTTATTAGTGCTTTTAAAAAATGGTCTGTAAAATGGACGTGATAATGTCTGTCCAATTGGTTTAATCCACGTATCATAAAAATTAGTTAATTTACTTGGTGCACCTTCTATTTTATTCTTCATGTATTTGTAATAACGATTAGCTTGATTTAATCTGCTTATATCTTGAAAATATTTCATTGAAGGAAAAACTTTTGACATCATGTTGTAAGCTTTCATGCCTTTTGATGGAGCTGCTAAAATACCACCTATTGGAATACCAATACTAGCGGCTACACGTCCCCAATCTTCTGCGGTATCTAACCATTCTGGTGCATCTTTATCATATTCAAAAAAAGTTCCACCACCATCTTCAAATGGTGTAGTATCAAAAATATATTCTCCTAATCCTGGAAAATCTTTCCCAACAAAATTTCCGTATATATCTAAAGGGTTACCTTCATATAAAATCCTAGCTAAATCATAAATACCACCAGTTGCACTGTTGGCTAATAATTTAAGGTAATCGTCAACGTTGGTGCCATCACCTATTCTTGCTGGATAATCTTCTGTTGCCATTAGTAATAAGCTCTCCTCTTAGCTATACCATTAGGTTCTTCTTCAAAGTCATCTTGTAATGTAACATGATAACCTTGTCTATATCTCATTAAGGCTTGCGTGGTTGAATCCACGTAGTCATCATTGTCGCCAAAAGGGAATGCGGCGCATTCTTCTATAACCTCTTCGGCAAAACTCTTTTTTGGTGCCCAAATTGCACCGGCTTCGAAAAGCGGTGCTACACTGTTAACCCTTGTATGTTTATCATTTCCTTTTGAGGGTGTAAAGTTAATTACAGGTATGCCCATTTTTTGCAACTCGTGTGTAAGTGGCATCCCAGATGCTTTAGCCTCAATTAACACCATTTCTGGCTCCCAGTATTTATATTGTTCCATTGCTTCTTTTTTAAGTTCAGGAAAGTTCCAACGGTCTTTTTTAGCATCCAATAGGATTAATGCTTTACCTTTTCCATTATCAGGATCAAATACACCCCACGTTGTAATAGCTGAAAAGTCAGCTGATTCTTTAGCGCTAAACGCTGTATCATAAGATTGAATAATGAACTCTAAATCAGGTATATTTTCTTTTTCCCATTCTTGCCACCACTCACGTTTTATAAGTGCACCTTCCTCGGAGGTAGGTTGTTGCATCCATTGTGCTTGCCACTTGGTTAACGGAATAGAAGCCTTGACCCCTTGTAAGCCCTCCATGGACCAAAAGTTACCCCACATCGGTTTCTCATTTATGATTGCAGGAAACTCGACAACTTCCCATTGGTCTGCCATTGAATCTTTAGCCTGGGCCTCGAGCAGTTTGCCAGTGAGATCCTTTACTGACCAACGTGTCATGACTAAAACAATCGCGCCGCCAGGTTGTAAACGCTGACGTGGACCAGAAGTATACCACTCGTAATGTGACTCTAGGACCGTGGGCGAAAGAGCATCTTGCTCAGAGTGTGGATCATCAATGATAAGTAAATCAGCACCACGACCAGTAATAGCACCACCCACACCAGCAGCAAAATACTCACCTTTATGATTAGACTCCCAACGGCCAGCAGCTTTTGAATCGGCTGCCAAAGTAACATCTGGAAAAACAGAATTGTACTCCTCTGATTCTATGAGGTTTTTTGCTTTACGACCAAATCGAATAGCAAGTTCCCCTGTGTGGGTCGTCTGTATCAGTTTTGCTTTTGGATGTCTACCCATGAAGAACGCCGGAAATAAATGCGACGCAAATTCTGATTTTGTATGTCTTGGTGGCATATTGACAATAAGTCTTTTAAGCTCGCCATTCGCAATACGATTTAATTTTTCTGCGTAAATTTTGTGGTGATTACCTTCTACAAACTCAGGCCACACTGTTTTTACAAATTTTAAAAAATCACCTTGAGCTGCTTCACGCTTTTTATCCAAAGCATTTTTGAGAATCAACTTCAGTGTATTCGTATCTAGAGATTCTAAATTAGAAACGTTTTCCATTTTTTAAAAATTTTTTAACTAGGGTACCTTACACTAATCTTAAACGATTTTCTACCACATTGTCAGTCTCAAACAGGCCAAGCAGAAAAATAAAGCATGCTTTAGGCTAAAAGGGGGGGTTACCCCCGTCGTTTGCGCAGGTTGCGCAGTTATGTCCCGGGCGCCTGCGACATAATGTCGCGCGTCAAATTGTCGCACCCGGGCACGACTTATCCACAGGATATCCACAGTTATTTGTAATAGCTATATACATTATAATAGAACTATGATACCCAATCCTAAGAAATAGAAAGAGGTAAACATGACAAAACAAGACTTCAAGACAAGAGTAGGTAATGGTTTCTTCTCTTGCAAATGGATTAATAACAAAGGCGATGTATCACGCATTAAGCGTGGTATTCTTGGTATTAATGCTTG